GTTGTGTTCAACACACGTAGTCTGAAACATACCTTGAAAAAGGTAGACGACAGACTACGTCATGAAGGGCTCGGTTTTCTCACGAAAACCTTGCCTCGGCTGGGTAAGACCCTTGATAAGGCCTTATCTGGCAACATTAAACTAACAGCTGATAAACATGGCTTTAAAACCATGCAAAACAGTGAACTTCCGAGGTTTCTCGGTGAGTTCTTTTGTTTAGTGTTTGACCCATCCGGCACGGTTCTTCAAAACCCGTGCGCAGAAAGCGTCCGAGTTCTTCGGCAAGTCTTTTACTTATTTTATAAGTATAAACTGCCGTACTCTGATGATCAAGAACAACAAGTCATTTCAGCCTTTGAGAAGACTGAACTTGACCTACTGAACCTGGTACCAAAGTGGTCTGAACTCCAGATCGCTTCTGATGCCGACATCGTCAATCGAAGGCGGAGGTTTAATCCTCCGCGCCAAATTGACGTTGTCCGCGAAGCTCGGATACTTTTAAATAAAGTATTCCAGAACTTCGACTTGACCAACATTACCCCCAGACATGGTCCTGGAGCCGTTGCTACAAAGCAACGACTTTGGTCCAAGTTTGAGTTTAGTAATGTATCGAGCCGAATCCGCAAACATTACCCCTTAGATGAGTACTTTTACTCTTCTTTGAGTCATGTTTGTGACCGTCTTGATAGCCTTGCGGCCATTAACGACGAAGATCTTCCCGCACGAGTTATACTCGTGCCGAAAGATTCCCGCGGTCCGCGTTTGATATCATGTGAACCCGTTGATTTTCAATGGATTCAACAAGGTATCTCGCGCAGACTGGTTCAGCACATCGAAGAGTTAAACCTTACTAGGTTTAACGTCTTCTTTACAGACCAAACTCCCAACCAGTGTGGAGCCCTTTTAGGGTCTCGAACTGGGAGGTATGCGACCTTGGACCTCAAAGAGGCCTCAGATCGTATTAGTTGTGGTCTGGTTCGCTTGCTGTTTCCCCCTCACGTTAGTGAGGTGTTATTGGAATCAGCAAGAAGCACATCAACGGTACTGCCATCTGGCAAGATTATTCGACTAGAGAAGTTTGCACCAATGGGGTCAGCATTATGCTTTCCCATATTGGCACTTACTATCTGGTCTATCTTGACAGCCGCAGCACCCGACGCGGATACTCAAGAGAGTATCCTAGTGTATGGTGATGACGTGATTGTCCCCACGGCTTACGCCGTGAATGCAATCGAACAACTGGAGTCATTTGGTTTATTAATAAACCGTGACAAGAGTTGCACCGGAGGACTCTTCAGAGAGTCATGTGGCAAAGATGCCTTTAACGGCGAATCTGTCACACCTGTTCGAATTAGAACAGTCTGGTCGTCCGCACCTAGCCCGGAAGTCTACACGTCGTGGATTAGCTATGCTAATTCATTACATAGTAGAAAGTACTTCAATAGCTACGATTTGATCGTAGCGATGCTTCACCGTACTTACGGTGAAGTACCGAGCTTAGACATGCAATTGCAATGTCCGGCTCTTGTGGAAGTACCTGAGGTCATGCGGCCACGAAAAACACGTACGAACCATCACCTCCAAAAGAGGCAGTGGCGAGTCCGTGATATCAAGGCCCCTACCAAAATCCACGAGATGGATGGCTGGTTAATGTTACTGCGCTTCTTCACAGAAGGGCATAACAATGATCAGTTCATACATTCCGTGTCTGGTAGCCATGAAGGAGCTGATTTTGCTCCTTTTTCAGTCCGTTCATACACAAGTCGTCGCACTAGCATGCTA